CGTAAGAACTTATTACTACGTGTGCCATTATTGATTTTCTCCTTCGTTATTAGGTTGTAGCAGATTTCGTGACATCATTAAGATCTCACTATATTCTGGGTGAGGTGGTAATGTTGCACCTTCCTTAGTTGCTTTAATAGTAAGATCTGCCCACTCTTGGAAATGTCTATCGATTGCTACTGCTAATTGCTTAGAGTTATCATCGACTGTATTCTTTGCCTGAGCGTTAGTGTAGTTTACGTTAGCCTCCGCTAAAGCGGTATTTGCTGTAGCTAAACGTTTAGTATTCTCTACATCAGCTTGAGCTCCTTCAGATTGCTGCTGCAATGCTTGAGCTGCCTGCTGTTGAAATTCAGGTTGAGTATAATCTTCAAGGAAATCATTACTGTCTATATCCATAGCTTCTATTAGCTTAGTAGCTAACACTGCGGGAGCTGAAGGTTTAATTACAGATCCAGCGCCTTGTTGATTTAAACCTGGTAATATCTCTCCACCAATCTTAGAAAGCTTTGCAATCTTAGTACTGTTAGAATTCTCACCAATGTCTAGTAGTATTTCTACATCCATAGACTCTGGTAACATATCCATATTAACAGTAGAAAATATACCTGCGAAATTAAATTTAACTTCACCTTTCATAGAAGTCTTTATAGTATCATACAAACCAGATATTAATCTTTTAAATCCTGTCTCTGCAAACCTTCTAGCAATATGCTGTATACGTTTTTGAGATGCGGTTTGAACAGCTGATATCTTTTGCTCAGAGTTTCCTGATACATATAAAGTATCATTTAAACCTTGTGCAGCTTTAGACATACCTGTAGCTTGTTCCTTAATCATTTGTAAGTGTTCAAGCAAAGGTACAGTACCAGTTGATATAGCTTCAGGTGGCATCTGGAAAACAGCGCCAGCTGGATTACCATTAGTTGGTATGATCTGCTTAGGCTTCATATTCTGCAAGGCAGAGAAGTCTACAACATTAGGATCAGCTAGCTTCGGTGCGTAGTTAGTAAGGTAAGTATTTTCTACAAAACCCCTAAGTATAGCAGTCGATGCGAGTGTTGAAGATCTAGTAAAGTCTGCCATTGATAGACCGTAGTATTCATGCGGTATATCAATAGGAACAATATCAGCAAGTGGTATACCTGTCGCATCTTCTTCATGTAAGATAGTAGTACCAGCTGATATGATATGTTTTAATTCTGCGATGCCGTCACCATCACGATCAACATGTATCCAGCATTCAGTAATTGTAACTTCACGTAATGCTTCTAATCCTATTTCTCCAGTATATTGGTTTGAGCCTTGAGTATACTCTTGACCTGTGATTTGCTTTCTAGCAGCAACATCTTGCGAATAGCTTAATGCTCCTGCCCAAGTTTCTCCATCAAGCTCGTCCCAATCATCAATGGACTCTGCCATTTCTGGATAGAACTTACGTATCTCAGATCGAGTAAGACTACTTTGGATTCCAACAAATGTTGCATCGTCTAATGTAGTAGCATCTCGAGAAATGCGGAAGTTTTCTGGTGGAACTAACTCTAATTTAATTTTTGATTTGTTAATCTGTTTTCTACAGCGTACGTTAACGTATACAAGTTCTACTTCTGGACCAGCCATAGGATTATCACTAGGTTGTACAGGTCTATTTTCAAATTCAAGTTCGCCTACAATCTCATGACTATCATCAGATAAGATTTCATCTAACTTAGTCTGGGATATCTCTTCGTATTCTTCAAATACGTAGTCATAATCCTCTATATATCCCCAACGTATAACAGAATTCTTCCATAATAGGGCAGATTTCATCCATTGTTCTAGTATATCCCAGCCATTATTTTGTTTAAATATAGTGTAATTTACTAGGGCTCCAGCATCTTTAGCGCCCTTAAATGCGCCAGGTGTATCGTCCCATGGTAGAAATTTACCTATACGCTGGTTACTTAGGAACAAATCAGACAGCACAGCAGTGTATGCTTCTACAACTTCTGTAGTAGACGTATCAACAATAGCTGATACACCTTGTGGTGCTAGATGTGATACAGCTAAACCTGCATATTCGTAGGTAGCTTTAAGTCTTTCACGTGCTAGATCTGATGAGTTAAGCCAATCGCCTGTAGAGTTCATTACTCCCTGGTCAATTACATTAATCAGTTCTTCATCAGTTACTTTTTCTTTATATCCATGTGGAGCCATTAATACTTTCCTCCAGCACTAGAATATATCTTTTTAGATTCCTCTAAATTCTTTACACTATACTGACCTGCCTTAGGTAAAGGTTTCTTATGAGATTCCTTTGGAGGCTTCTGCTTATGTTCTTGTTCTAAAAATCTTGATTCTGTTCTTTTATTCATGATCCACTCCTGGGTTCATTCAACCTGTTGTACATTGCTATGGTATCCTCTTTTATTTAGTGGTGACGGATTTATCCCCTACTTCCGCCGGAGTAGTGAGGACACTGGAATTCTATAGCCACAAAGTATCGTCTTGATCTTCCAGCGTAAACTGCTGAGACCACGGTACTTTGTTAAGCGTTAGTTTATCATAATGCGTCCGTAATGTTTCTAAAGCAATAGCTGTTGCCATAACTGTATCGTCATGACAGCCAGGTGCTGCTTCAGTCTTACCGGATTCTGTAGCAATATAATCTTTTATTTCTTGTATCATTACTTTTGAAGCTATCCATATATCATCATTCTCTATAGCATTCTTAAGGTTACCTATTATATGAGGCTTAGTTACCTGTGTAGTTCTAAATCCTACAACAGTTCCCTCTTCCTTAGATATAGAAGATATCTTAGTCTGCTTATATAAATTTACATAGTTCATTTGAGTTAGCCTTGATAACGTGGCTACACCCATAGAGTTACTTTCAACTGTAAGTAAAGCATTGTTATAGTATCTACCTAGATAAAACAACAAATCACCAAACTTACTAGGGTCTAGATAATTATCTCTAAACAAAGCAATTACTTTTCTTTCTGTATCTAAAACAACTGCTGTTGAATAATCTTGGCCTACCCCTAAAGCTACATCTGCAGCTACAACATAGTTGTCATCCCAATTAGGGAATTCCCATAGATGCAACTTACCTTCGCTAGAAGTATCCCACGTGCATGCTTCATAATCAAAATTCATTTTCTTTTCTGGTTCTACCGCTACAAGCTTAGCTGTCTTCTCTGCATTAAATACAGAAGAGCCAGCCGTAATAAACGCTTCATCAGGAGACGCTGGGTATTCCTGGCGGAACTTTAGTTCCCCACCTTCAGCAATCTTCAACCGACGCCAGTAGAGTTGATCATTGTCTAAACCATAATCCTCTACTAGTAGTTCCTCTTCTGAGGAGCGTTCAAAACCTTCCGCAGCTTCTCTACGATATTCTGGTGTATTATACCACGGAAGAAATAACGGGAGATAATCATTCTCTCCTGCTACAGCACCTTTCCATAACCTATAAAATTCTCCTTTCGCACCATTAGCCGTTGACTCAATGATGACTTCAGTACCTGGAGCTTCTGATATACCCTGAAACAATCCAGCTAGAATTTTCTCATCGTGTACCCAGAATGCAACTTCAGATAAATGCGCAATTGTTGGAGTTGTGCCTCGTCCTGCCTCGGGTGCACCTGCCGTGTATAGTCTGTAAGAACCCACTGGCCTATCGCCCGCATCATTCTTAGGAAAGTGTGGAGCAGAAATAACGATTTCCTTTGCATTGGACTTCACCTCATCAGGTCTATACTCAGGATTCATATTCTTTATAATATTTCTACTCATTGTAAACAAGGCATCCGAAGTAGCACTATCATGTGCCATAACTACAGATCGTGCATGGGGAGTATAATACGTCTTCCAAAATACTCTACCCGCACAATAAGTCGATATGCCTTGCTGTCGAGCCTTTAAGATAATAGCGCGAACCTTCCCGGTCTCAGCTAACTGTTTATCTAATGCTTGTGTGATTTCATCTTGACATGCGTTAAAATTAAAATCAACAAAGCCAGCTCTAGCATCTTTTGTTATAATCTTTATATTTTCTTTAGCAAAGCTTGTGAAGTCATTTTCATATTGTTTAAGCTTAGCTCTCTTTTGTTTTTCTTCTAAAAGCTTTAGTAACTTCTTTTTCTCATCCATAATAAGTCCTCATAACCTTACTTTAAGGGGACATTCTAGATTTTAAATGTCTCCTATAAGAGAGGGGCGGTTATATACCCTATATACTACTCTATATATACTAAGAGTACTGTAAGATATCTAGGTAATTACATAGGGCCCAAGAAGCCTAGGGATAAGCCTGAGATTAAGTAAATTAAACCTATATATATATATTACCCCCTTTTATCTTGCGTACCCCCTATTTCTCTCTATTCTTCTTCTACACTCTTATTCAATCTCTCCCTTCTCTAAAAATATCCAAGAATATTTTTTAAATAATATAATAAATACTTTATCTAACTACTACTACTACCATCTAACCTCTACATATATACTATCTATTAATCCTATATTATTTAACCCGCAGCTCTAACCTGCATCAACTCTTGAAAGGAGTTCACCATGTCTATATCTTTTTCTCTTAATCTATTAAAAGCGTCTACTCTATTTGTACAATTAGAGCAGGAATTACAGGACCAAGTAATTAACGCTACTATAGATTACATTGGCACTGATGACAGTATACCTCCTGAGGTTATGGTCACTGTGCGTCAATGTACTCATACAATCGAGATGTTACGAACGCTCCGGTCTTCGTTAATGTCTTCGAATGTAAGTTGATAGTTTACAATGCATTACTTAGTAGTGCCTTGTTTAATATCAATAATATAAAACCGTACGTCAAGGGATACGTACTTATCAATATGCGTAGGTCAAAGGATACCTACTTATTACTAACTTGTGGGTCAAAGGATACCTACCTACCTGTACTACCACCTGAACATAGTTGTTACCGTGGCTAAACTGTTCACACTACTCTGTAATACATAATTATAAATCCTGCCAATCACGGTTAGGATAAAACTCTTGAAAGGAGTTCACCATGACTAATCGTATTAGACTAACCTTCACAACTGGTAACCTAGGTGGTAACCGGATTGAAAACCACGTTCGATACGAGGTTGACAGTCTGCTTGAGTACTTAGGTTCCCAAGTTGAGAAGTATGAGAAGAGTCTTAGTGACATCATGTTAAGTGATGACATGAGGTACTTAACTCATATGGAGCTAGCTAACTTACATAAATTAAAATGTAAGTTACGTGACGCTATCTGGGAGGAAATCCCAGACTAGTTGATAGTTTACAATGCATTACTTAGTAGTGCCTTGTTTAATATCAATAATGGTATTGGTATGTAAGCTCTTTAGAAAGGAGTACACTATGACTGAACAAAGAAATCCTGTAGATTATGCAGAGGCTTTGAAGCTTATTGCGATCTTGCGCGAC